GAACAGCTGTCTCCAAGTATAAGCGGACGATATGTTACACTACATTGACCATATGAACAACTAACAAATCTAAATTTTACAAAAAACAAAAACAATATTATATTTTTATACGACATTTATTTACATTTATAAATAAATTAAAACCCATTGAATGATTCAACTATAAAATTTATAATAAAAAAAAAGATTACCTTGAATATATTAAATCGTTTAACCATAAATGTATCAATGTCAGTATAACCTCTTTTCTCATAGTACGCTTTCACACCTTCTCCACTTATGACAACGATTCCACAAAGTCCTTTTTCCATCGTTTTTTTTTCAGCAATTTTCAAAAGTTTAGATCCGATACCATTGTGCTGACACCCTCTTTCTTTGAATGTACCCACACGTGTTGTGTTAGAATATACATGTAGCTCTCGTACTAATCCTTTTCCTTTTAATATATCAAAACTTTGAAGACTCTTATCTTCGTTTACGACTCTTAGCCGTATAAACCCAAATAGAACTTTTTTATCACCGCTTTCGCAGCATATAAAATAATCATGACCATCATTTGCATACTTGTAATAAATATTATATTCCGCGGGTTTGTTGTAGTAAGAACTATGTCTACCAATTTCTCTAGAACGAATATCATTACTAACGATACCTTCTGAATCCAGTTCGTTATCAATTTGCTCTCTTAAATTTGCATCCGTCGCTCCGTTACAAACATATGAAGCTGGAATGTCTCGCATCACTCTAGGGAGACGCACATAGTTAGGGCAGGTTTCCATGGAATATTTTACCACTTTTTTCAATGCTAGAGGATTTGTTTCATTGTATGGTTTATACTTTCCTTCGTCATACCATTTTTTCGTAATCGTCCAAGGAACTATCTGGTGTGGGTAAACTTTCATTTGATCAGGACAAACAACCGAGTATATATAGTCAAACATTTTTATGTCGATATCAGGCGTTGCACCAGGAAGATCTGGCATTATATGGATGTCCAATTTGAAACAATTGTCTTTCAAATATTGAATCGCCCAGAGAGCCTGTTCAACTGTATGACCACGGTTTATCTTTTTTAATATTTTGTTGTCGACATGTTGCATACCCAGCTGCACTCGTGTCACACCCCACTTCCTAAATCGTTTGAGCCATTCATCATCAATTGCATCAGGTCTTGTTTCAATACATACTCCTATTATATGAGCTTTTGCAGTTTTATTTATATTTAATTCGTCTTCTATACTTAAAGGTTTTCTTAGTTTAGATAACAAAGAAACGTCCAAATCCTCTATAGTTTTGTCATACTTGGGATATAAATTTCTCAAGTCAAAGTAAATATTTGCTGCATAAAAAATATCTCTGTGGTACCTTTCTAAATATTCTATAGGGTATTCAGTAAACGTTCCTCCTTCTACTATTATTTCTAATTTGTCGACAACAAGACCATTTGAATAATATGTGTCCATACGATTTATCATTTGATTGAGCGCTTTGAATTCATGTTGATTTGCTCGTCGAACAGCAGGTTCATTATATAAATAACTACGGGGTTGTGCCTGCCAATTATTTTCTTCATGTGCTGGTTCATTCGGACAGTAATAACAGTTGTGTTTACAACTAAATGTCTGTCCATCAGGGAAAGGTGCAGTAATTACCGTTATAATTGTAACTCCGGAAATATTTCTACTTGGTTTCTTTCTCAGTAAATGTCTTAGTAATTCATAAAATTCAGGATAGACGAAATCCTGAGGAGATGAAAGATTCACTAAAACATTTAAAAGTATGGATTTTCTTATACCGTTCATTTTAGAAAGGCGCATTTGATTATTGATTTCATTGTTGAACTTTTTTGTCAGTTCATTATCTTGACTTATTGAAAGTAAGTCTTCGTTTTTTTTAATCCAATTTAACATGTTATGAAATATTTGTCTACAATTTTCTAAATTATATTTAGAATGATCTACATTATTATAGTCACCCTTTCTCGTTCTATTCTTGTTATCGATATACTCTTCGATGTCGGCAATCACCATCGTGAAAGTGTGATGCAGATTCGCGTTCTCCTCCACTTTGATTCACGGCTCATGTAAGTCAAGTATTTTTTAATAAAGTTAGATTTCTTTTTATTAGCCATGCACATTATACTAGTAATTAACATTAATACCAATGAATGAAATATTAAAAAAAAGAAAGTTTCAAATGCTTATTAAACTAAAAAAAATTAAAAAAAAGCAACTAAATAATTTATATAAAGAAAAAAATTATTGGAATAAAAAAAAGCATTGCTCTTATATGAAAAGAGATGTAAGATTAAAAATTTCAAACTGCAAAAAAATATTAGACTCTATAAATACGAATATACTAAGGACAAGTTGTTAAATATAAGACAAACGAATGAACATAAAATTGTTCAAAGTGGAGGAGAAAAAGGAGGTAATAGCTTAGGAGTTGTCAAACATTTTTCCCACGGTCGCATGTCACCAAATGTCTGGTTAGATCTGTATACATAATTTTTATTACCGTTGTTGGACGTAATTTCTATACAAATCCCTCCGTATGTTCGATCCAATTCATTCGTGAAAGAAATAACATTTAAATGTTCATTTGTTTTTTTCATTGAACTAAAATGTTGTTCACAATCCAAAGATAATGTGTTTGAAGTAGTACACCAACTGTCTAATCTAGCTACTTTTTCCAAAAGATTCAACTCAAAACACGGAAACGTAATATCATTAATGTTGTTTAAATAAAAAGAGGTTTCAAAAAATTTATTTGGACTAATATATTTGACTTGAGTCCTAACGACGCCGTAGGATTCAAAATAATAATTAATGCATATACCACCAGTTTCTACTTTTATCTCGTTTTTATATGCAAGTTTTCGATCAATATTCAAATTTTCGTGATAATTTTTACAATCATCATTTGTTATAAATTGTTCAAGAGATTCGTATACTGTACAGTTGCGCGTAAATGGTACAATAATAGGTATGGTTGCTACGGATTTTTGTCGTGGCCATGAACCACAGTCATTACAATCATAACCTAGCTGTGTATACGGTAATGTACCATACCCTCCGTCTTGACACGTTTCGTCTCCTACACAGTCAACAGTAAATCCTGCAGAATTTTTATAATAACAAAAATTTTCACATATTGGATAAGTAACTGTTCTCACGATTCGACTACCACAGTCAAAACAATCAGTACCGTTTAAACATTTTATTTTCGTTGCATCTTGTGCACTTGCATCTTCACACACTCCATTGTTGTTATAAAAAGATACTGAACGTGCGTTTTCTTCAAATAAAGTACAACTGTTTTCACAACGTGTAGTGGTAGATGAAAAACTTGGTGGAGACATCGGTGGAAGCGCAGTCGTATTATAAATGTATTTGAGATAACATTCTGGACATGCTCCAATAGTACCAGACATGCTACACGATCTACAACCCTGTAAACCCGGTTTATCAACACACCCTAGCTCTTCTTTTTCTATTACATTTGGAGTATTTAAACATCTTTCATCGTATACATAATTTTCATTTTTTGTTAAGTTGGAGTTTAATAAGCAGTCATTAAAATAATAATTGTTTTCAACTTTATTTTTCAAAGAACAAAAGTCTACATGCTGATAAGGTGGGTTCAAATGTGGGGTGGGGGAAGGTGGTAGTGGTGGAGGTGATGGTGGTGGTGAAGGTGGTAAGAACGGAGGTGGTGGTGATGGTGGTGGTGGAGAAGGAGGCGGTGGAGAAGGAGGTGGAGGAGAAGGTGAAATCAAAGGAATTTGCGGGGGTGGAGGTGGAGGAGGTAAAAAAGGCGAAGGTGAAGATGGACTTGGTGGGGGTAAATATGGTGAAGGTGGTGACAAAGGTGGAAAACTAGTCAAAATATTATCGTTTAGTTCTACTATTCTTAAGGAACTTATACTGTAACCTATTCTTGTAGAGAAATCATTTGTTAAAATAGAACTCATGTACCGATACATACTCGTCGAATGTTCTTCTGACAAAGAATTAAGTTTTAACCAATGTATTGAACAATCAACATATACAAAAGTAGATAAAAAATTAACGTTAACGTATATATAAGAAGCAGAAATCGATATGTTATAAAGTTCTGCCATGATTTTAGTATGTATATTGTTATGTTGGGTTTCTTCTAAAATATTATTTATGAAGAACGAACTTCTTAACTGTGTATAAAGTGCGTGACCTGGAGAATATGGAGGAGGTGCTTGTACAATTTCAAACGGTGTAACGTTAAATATTGTAAAAAACAATACAGAAACAATCACAGCCGAAACTCCCAGCACAAAAAATACAACTCTAGAAATAGTAATTACTCTCTTGTACGAATTTTTCAAAAGAGGTTCGAGTGGGTTTTCTTTTTCTTTTTGAATTCGAACACTTACTTTTTTATTGTCCTTACTTATTCTGAGCTGAAAATTATCATTTTGCTGAATGTCCACTTCGGTATCTGAGTCTGACAGACTCTGAGAATTTACTTTTATTCTACTCTGAAGTACAATTTTCCTATTGTTAGAAGTTTCGCTTTGTGGTACACTTTTTTTAAAAGTTTCATTAATGCCTTTGTTCGGTTCGTTCGTTTCAGAAAGTACACTTTTTTTAGATATTACAATTTTAGCGGGAGTATTTACCATATTTTATATATATTATATATTTATATTAAAAAAAAACAACTGTTGTCAAAAAACTAAAATAAATGAATCAGAGTAGAAAACATTGTTAAGAACACCCAACAGAATCATGGATGACGACAGTCACACTTTTCAGCTTTTGGATGTTAGAATCGAAGATAATAAGCCAAAGAGCTTAGAATATGAAGATATTTCTGAACTTTTAGGAGAATCATTTGCAGATGCTTTAAACGCATCTAAATACACTTCAAAAAAAAAAAATTGTACCGTATTTTTATTTGGAAGAACAGATACTGGAGAATCGATTACAGTACATGTTCATGGGTTCAGGCCATTTCTTTTTTTTAGAAAAAGTGAGTTTGAAAGTAAACATCAACTTTTAAATGAAATCGTTGATGAAGTCAATCGCCAAGAAACCAAGTACTTTAATCACATTAAAGCAACAGATTTAGAAGTAGAAACTGTTTCAGTAAAACACGCGTACGGTTATGAACCAAACCAAGAAAATACAGACAGAAAATTGTTCGATTACTACAAGGTTTATTTTGTAAATAAAAAATCGTGGAATGCAATCGCCAAAAAAGACAATGAAAGTAGTATTTCTCAAAAAGCTCACGAAAAAAATGTAGACATTATAAGCAGATTTTTCAATGAGACAAATATATCACCTCAATGGATAAAGGTAAATGCTGAACCTGTTTATGAAAAGGTATCCACTTCCACTATTGAACTAGAATGTAGTTACAATTATGTGTCGCAAGCCAAGAAGAGTGGTTTTGCAAAAATAAAAATCGGTTATTGGGACATTGAAACATTCGGGTTAGAAACGTCTTCACCCATTTGTACAATTGGTCTTACTGTAAAAACTTATGGTGAAAAAAGAGTAAAATATGTATTGCAAGTTGGTATCACATCAGATGTAGAAGGAAGAATTGTTGTTTCGTGTCACGATGAGAAAGATTTACTATTAAAATTTAGAGACCTGATATTGGAACTTGATATAGATGGTCTTGTAACGTACAATGGAACGAATTTCGATGAAGATTTTGTAATCGAACGTGCCACTCTATTGAATGTTGAAACTTTTTTTTACTGTTCTAGATTCGCATTCCGGAAATGTTTCAAGAAAAAGATACCACTTTCTTCTTCCGGAATGGGAGACAACGAGCTCACAATTTTTGACACACCTGGTATAATCCATTGTGATTGGTTTATAAAGTTTAAAATGGAAGATAAAGAACCATCTTATAAGCTGAATTACTACGGTGAAAAATATTGCGGAGGTGGAAAAGATGATGTAAAATACTGGGAAATTCCTGGACTTGCTGCGGGTTCACCAGATGATAGAGCCAGACTTGCAAAATACTGCGGAATTGATTGTGATCTTTTGGACGATTTAGAGGGAATACGAAACATATTTTCAGACATGTTCAACTTGGCAGCAGTATGTCTTATTCTTCCCCAATGGGTTTATTTCAAAGGTCAACAAGTTAGATATATCTCTCAGCTTCTTTGCAAAGCCAGGATAAAAAATATGATACTTAATGTTCCTGAAATGGGGTGGAGTGGAAATAAAACAAGTTCATACGAAGGTGCAATTGTTTTTGATCCTATTGTGGGATACTATGAAGACGAACCAGTAAGTGTGTTGGATTTTATGTCACTTTACCCTTCTATCATAATGTCTCATAATATTTCACCAGATACTTTGATACAAAAGGAAGAACTCAAAACATTAGAAGATGTAGAAGCCCATAAAATTTCAGGTAAAAATGGTGTAGTCCATCACTTTACAACCAAAGTAAAAGGATTACTTCCCGAAATGCTGGAAGATTTGATGGCAGCGAGAAA